TGACAACAGAACATTTTACAGGGCTATAACCGCTTTCATTTGAGCTTGAGTGTGTGAGTAATGTATTCAATGCTTCAAATGTTCCCTCTGTCATTCCTGAGTGAGTATCAATATTAACGCTTGCTGTTCCATCAACCAGAGTAGCCATACCTGAGTATAGGTTTTCAGCTCTTGGGCTTTCAACAAATGAATGTACAAGGTTGTGTGTCTCGTTCAACTCAGGGAGAGGATGTGGTATTTTAAAAGACCCAGAAGCCTTAGAAATAGCTCCTGCGAAGGTGGCTGTATCCGTACTACTGATAGTAAGTGCGGTTGTTGAAGTATTTGTTTTAAAGAATATTTTATTCGACGAAGATGACCCACCTCCTGCATCAATGGTTATTGGGTATGAGTTGGGCGTCCAAGCTCTCATACCAACTGTTGTTCTTGTATTATATGCATAATCTAAGCCACCAACATCTGTACCAGTGAATGAGAAGCCAATTTGACCAGTCTCACCTGTCCCCCCAAACTCAGCTATAATATTAGCACTTGCGTAGTCTGCTCTAATCTCCCCTGCAAAGGTGGCGTTAGTGTTTTCTACAAACATACCTGCTGAACCTATCCGCAGTTTACGAGAGCCACCACAATAGAACCATAAGTTGTCTGCTGCACCTTCCTCTATGTAAGTGTTGCTTCCACCATCAAAATACAGTTCACTCAGTGCGGGTATACTTACATCCCCTGCGAAGGTGGCTGCCCCTGCCCCTAATGCTCCAGTAGTTGTAATTGCTGAAGCACCGTTGTTGATTGTGCCAAAGCCTGAAGTTATAGAACCAGAGTTTAATGCACCTGTTGTAACAATACTGCTAGACCCTGCAATTGGACTATATAATGAACCAAGTGCTGTGCCATTTAGAGTGATAGCATCAGCCTCTAACGTGCCGTCAACATCAACGTCACCACTAAAATCACCTGTAGCTGCATCAAGTTCACCGCTTAAAGTAATGTTTGTAATGCCTGTTAATGCACCGTTTAAAGCAACAGCACCGTTTATATCTATAGTCGTAGCTGCAATCTGTATCTCAGTATCTGCGACAATATCTAATTGACCGTCAGCAGAAGAGTTAATGTATATAGCTGCATCACGAAACTGTACTTTGTCATCAGTAGATACAGAAACGTCTGTACCGCCTGTTGTGTTGCCAATAGCAAGCACTTCTGACAACGTATCTGCTGTATCAACTTGTGCGTCTACATAGGCTTTAATGGACTGCTGTGACGCTGCTTTTGTTGCACTGTTTGATGACATATCATCTTCATCAAGAAATGCTGTGCCAGACAAACCTGTGTTTAGTACAGGACTAGTTAAAGTTTTATTTGTAAGTGTGTCAGTCGTTGCCTTACCAACTAATGTATCTGTTGCATTTGGCAATGATACGGTTCTATCTGCTGTAGGATCGACAACTGTCAAGGTGGTTTCATGTGCGTCTGCGGTTGCACCTTCAAAAATGATAGTGCCACTTGTAACAATACCACCTGTGGCAGTTGTCAAACCAGTTACAGTCATGGTGCTACTAAAAGTAGCTACAGCACCAGCGATAGTGCCTCCCATAGTTATATTATCAACCCAAAGGTTTGCCCAACGCACTCCTGTGCTACCAAGATCATCCGTGCTATCAGTATCACTTATAATGTTTGAACCAGAAACAATCCCTGCTGTTGTTGTAAGCAAGCCTGTTGATGTTAATGTACCTGTAAACTGTGCAGAAGCACTGCTTATTTTTAATGATGAATTTGTACCTTTACCGTCTGATACAAAACGTAGAGTGCTATCAACACCGTCATTGGCATTGCTGACCTGTAATAAGTCACCGTATGTATCTTTTGGCGAACGACCTGTTAAAGTTGCCATTAAATTATTCCTCCACGTCTATAAATTACGTCAGTTGAGTACCATACCAACGATTCTGCTGTTTCACCGTCTAATACGATAGAAAATGTTTCGCCAACTGCACCAACAGTTAAACTTGTAGATGCAATACCAGACCCTTGACCCCATGCAAGTTCCCAATCTTCCCAATCAAAGACACCAAAGGCTTCCCAAGGTTCTGCATTAGGTGCTAATGATTGATTGTTAGCAACAAGTTGTAAATCACTAAAATCGGCTTGCACATCCATAGTTAAATTAACTGTGCCACCGCCTTTAACAAATGGTCTAAGCATTGTTACTTCTTTTTTTGTGCCATCTAACGGTCTATCTGGTGCAACTAAACTATTACTTGCCTGTTTACAAACACCTTTAACAACACTAAATCCAGCACTTGTATCTTGATTGCCATCGTCTAATCGGTAAACTTTACCGCCAGCAAAGCCACCATACATACTGTTATTTAAACTTGCCATTGATTGCATATTACGGTCTTTATACTGACCCCATGCACCTGTGATGGTGTTTAAAACGTGCTGATCATACACACTGTCTTCTGAAACAGGCACATTAAAGATTAGCTTGCGTCCGTCTGGTGATAGCATTGCTTCCCATCCGTTTAAACTGCCACCGTTTTCTACAGCCTGTGCAACAGCATCTCTTATTTTCTCGCTTATTGCATCATCTGGTCTAACTTTACCTTCCATAATGCCTGTGCAAGTTAAATAACCAGATCGAGTAATAATAACTAATTCACCGCCCCAATTTATTAAACACCGTCTGCCAATAGGCTCAGGAGCATTAAAACGACCAACTAAAGTGAATGTACTACTAACATCACCCTGGTAGACTAATATCTCCCCGGTAGACATTACAAATACAGTAGCATCATCTGCACCATCACCGCTATCCCTTGACCAAGAACCAATTGCCATTAGTGTGCCATTACGTGCTATTTCACTTAATGGAAACTTGACTAACGCACCTGTAATAGAACCAATGCCACCATACCAAGCATCAGCAGTATCTTTTTGACAAAACCATAATCTGTTTCTAACAACACGAACATTAATTAAGTCTGTTATTGTTAAGCCTGATCCTGTCCAACTTGTTGATGCAAGAGTTGTGCCGTTCCAATCTTTAGGAGCATCAGCACCATTTACAAAGAAACCACGAGCATTGTAATTTTCACCTTGCCACTGTGAGTTAGTTAAACCTGTTGCTTTTGCTGATGGTGTGCCACTTGTTATGTCATAGAAATTACCGTCAGAGGCAGCGAGTAAATCATTACTATCAGCACTTTCATACTCAAATAAGAACTCAACCGCCCCTGACATACCCTCAGCAAAGAGGACATCACCTTTACGGAGGGTAACACCATCATTCTCAGGGAAAAAATTAATCATTTTAACTGCGTCCAGGGAAGGCATAGCTGCTAAATTATCTCTTGCATTCCATCCCCCGGTAGGTGACGGTAACGAAAATATCTGTGCAGTTTGTTGCAGTCTGCGATTATCTAGTAATGGTTGCCTCATACGTTCCAGCTTCCATCAGGAGTTATAACTAAAAACTTGTCAAACATAACGTCAGAGCCGGTATCAATTATTCCAGCACCGTTATCATTTATGCTGCTTTCAATAGCCATTTCATAATCACGAAATTCTTCTGCATAAGGTAAACCACGACTTTTTAATATTCGCCATTTAAAGCCCAAAGCAACAGTATCTTCGTCAAGTAACGCTGTATCTGTATCTGCTAGGTATTTAGCTTGCAATGTGCCATCACTAGCCTCTGCAACACCATTTGATTGGTATTCATAGTTGATTGTAGCTGTGCTATCTGGTGTGGGATAGAAATAAAAGACCTTATCATTGTTTGCAGTAGCTTTGTATATTCGCATATATCGTGTTAGGGACGTATTAGAAACAGAACTGTTCTTAAAAAATTCCCACAAACTAGCAGATATAGGACCAAACACTTTACGATTGTTTGTGTCATCCCACATACTGTCATTCATAAGACCTTTAAAATCTGACGGTAAAGCATATTGATCTGTGCCACTAGAAGTAGTAATTGTGCCTCTTACAGTTTGATTAGCCCAGTCAGTACGTTTTGCAGTTTCTAACAATGACCTGTTTGCCAAAGCTAAACTTAAAACGGCTGTTTCGTTTGTGTTACCAACTACGCTTGTTGGAACTTCAAACCCTCCGATTTCTTTTAGGCTGTCTTGTACTACGCTTAATAGGCTCATCCTGTGTTCCTGTCTTTGGTACATCAGGGATAGCTGTTTCAGCCCCCATTAGTGCAATTTTGTTCTCTAAATCTGCAATTTTATCTAACGCTTTTTGTAATGTTACATCATTTTTGTCTTTACCGCTAACAAATAATTTTGCAGCATTTTTAAGTTTATTAGCACCCATGCCAATATTACCTAAATTACCATCAGAAACATTGCTTAAATCTTCGACTGTAAAGATGCTCATATACTCTAATTGTGCAACCATCTCCGGCTCAACGCCTGTCCAATCTCTTAATGCCGTCCCTTCTGATCGTAACTGTTCTTTTTTCTCGTAAGCATCCCAATGCTTTTTATATTTGTTTTTATCATCTTCTTCTATCTTCCGAACAACTATTGAATGCCTTTGACCGGGAGAAACAATCTCTAAATATGGCAAAAAATCATAAATAAGTTCATCTGCTTCTTTACTTTTAAAATTGTTAATAACCTTTTTAGTAAATATTGTAACTATGTTGCCATCATCAGCAGAGGCAGTAGTTGTAAAATTATTGATGTCCATATCAAATCCTTTTGTTAAATTAATAGTAATGAGGGATGGTCAGTGCGAAACCTAGCCATCCCTACATCATTTAGTTACTATGGGAACATGCAAACAATTTGCTTTGCAGAAATATCATCTGCATAAGCACACACATGGTCAGTAACAGCAGCAGATACATCAAGTGTACCATCGCCAGCACCGACTGGTGTTAGTGCGTTTCCATCAGCTCCGGCAGTTAAAGCAATAGTCAATGTTGCTGGACCACGAGTTTGCAGCCATCCATATTCACCATCAGCTAAAATTGCCTGTAGTACACCAGCACCTACATTAACACTATCTGACACGTCAGAAGTAACAACATAA